TTTATAAAACAATAAGGAATACAGTAATAATCGTTGGAAACATTAACCAAAAAATTTTACAAAAAATTTTTTTCAAATGCGTATTGATTTAGATAAGATAAAAAAGCTCCCACCTGACGTGAAGAAAGACTTCATGAAGATGTACCTAAAGCTCGACGAGAAGAAAAAGATCTTGGAATATAAGGATAACTTCCTGTCATTCGCCAAACACATGTGGCCAGAGTTTATTGAGGGTGAGCATCATAAGATTATTGCAGATAAGTTTAACCAGATAGCACAAGGCAAGATCAAGAGACTGATTGTTAATATGCCACCAAGACACACTAAGTCAGAGTTCGCTAGCTCCTTGCTCCCCGCTTGGATGATCGGGCGTAATCCTAAACT